AGGATGGTAGCCCATGCAACACCAAGTACCATGTAATTTTTCGGTAACTGAAATTTCTTCACCTTCTTCAAGGATATCTGGATATTTCTTGATGTTTTCAATATCAAAATGAAGTGTTTTGCCCATTGCATTGAAAACTTCACCTGACATACTCGATGGAATTTGAGGTTCATATTTTGCAATGCCAAGAAATTCTGTTAGGTCTTCACCGACAGATGTTCCCAAGTCTTTCTTTTCAGCAACATTAGTTACCAGTGGTAACATCACACCAGTACCCATTGCAGATTTAATTGGGACAGGATAGATTAAGCCCTGTGATACAACACCACGAAGCTTCATAGCTTTCACACGGTTCTTAGCTTTACCAGCAAGCTTACCAACCAGACCGATTTCTTCAAGTAACCATTCGGGCACAATTGCAGCTTCTGGAATATAGACACCAAGGTCACCAGTTTTGAATTGTCCTTTACCAACAATACATAAGTAATCGCCCACGCGCGCGAGTTCGATTGCATCCGCGTTAGGATGTTCTTCAATTGTTAGTTCATATACTTTACATTCAAATGTAGCCATTATATAGTGCCTCTTTTACTTCAAAAGTTCTTTGATAAATTGACTTGCAGTCTTGCCGTCGTATTGACCATCAAAACCAGTTTTTAATTCTTTCATTACTGTACCCATGTCTTTCATGGTGGACAGGTCTTTTGCTTGTATGATGGCTTCAATCGCTGTCTGTAATTCTTCATCGGTCATTTGTTGTGGCAAATATGCATTCAATATTTCAATTTCAAATATTGCTTCCAGAGCACGATTGTCTGTATCTGGAAGATTCATATATACTTCATTTGCGTTTTTAATAAACTTCTTAGCGACAGCCTGCACTTCTTTATCGGTAGTGGCGCGGTCACCGTCGTTCTTACCAATCATTGCTGCTTCTGAGTAGAATGTGGTGAGTAATTGCGCAAGTGGCGCATCGCGGTCTTTGCGTGCTTGTAGTTGTTGGTCTTTAATTGTATCTATTAACATCAGTTTCTACCTTTCAAATATGCATCTAGTGTGTCTTGTGGGTCACTAAACGTTTTATCTAACGTATCGTCTAATTTATGCGCTACGGCAAATAATTTTTTTAATTTATCATCAGGGTCTGGCGTCATCTTTTCTAAATCTAATGCCCGTTTAACACTCTCTGGTGTTGCGGAGCAGGTTCCCGGAAGGAACACCGCCAGCGCCGCATCAAAAAATTGATTTTCTAATGATTTTTTCATTGGCGCATTATAACCTAATTTAAACCTAATGTCAAGTCCAATTACTTGCTTGTATGTATGAATTATGATATGATAAATACTATAAAAATAAAAGGCTTATAATGTTTACACATATAGAAATACCTGAATTACCAAAAATTATTCAAAAAACACGTCCAAATGGTTCCCGAACCTACGTAACGCCCGAAGGAAACGAATATCCATCAGTTACGACCATCCTCGGCGCCAAACCAAAACCACATCTTGACAGGTGGCGGGAAATGTTGGGGTCTGCGAAAGCGGACAAAGAAACCAAACGATGTGCAGATAGGGGCACCGCTGTCCACGAAATGGCAGAAAAGTACCTTAATAATGTAGAAGCGCCCACAAAGGGATACAACCCCCACCATGTTGGCGACTTCAATAAATTGCGATTTGCACTTAACAAGATAAACAATGTGCGCGCTCAGGAAGTCGGGTTATACAGCGATATGTTTAAATACGCAGGAACCGTCGATTGTGTAGCAGAATTCCAAGGTACGCTGTCTATAATCGATTTTAAGACCTCTACGAACAATAAGACATACGATATGATTGGCGACTACTTTAAGCAGTGTACAGCCTATGCTATCGCGTGGTATGAACGTACAGGCGAACCTATCGAGGATATCGTAATATTGATTGCCGTTGAGAAGGGTTTAACACCGTTAGTTTACAAAGAAAAAATTGAAAACTGGATACCTGCATTATTGGAAGATATTGACAAGTTTAATGCCAAGTAAGGATAAATAGAGTAAAACAAGGAATTATTATGCGACCAGAAAACAAAGAAGTACAAGACTTTACAGATATTGAAGATATCAAACAGGCGTTCATCAAAGGGAAGAATTATAACTTCCCAGATGAAATAGACGTGGGTGGATTACCTTATAAGCTTACACAAGGTTCAAACTACGACATGCGTGATATTATCAGTAAGGGCATCAAACAGTCGGTTGCGTATGGTACATTTAAGCGAAAAGAAGCCGTAGAAGCTGGTATGAACCAATTTCTTGTATTTCTATGGGGTTATCGCGGCAACATGCTTGTACCACACGATGTAAGATATTTATCCGCTGCTCGTATGGGTGGTGCGATATATGAAGCTATGGGTCTTGATAAGATGAATATCGACAAGAATAAAATCCTTGGCACATCAACCGAAATAACATTTGCTAATATTCCCGGTTGTCCACCTATCAAAGCAAAGGTCGATACTGGTGCGGATATTTCAAGTATCCATGCAGAAGACTGGTCTACGCAAAATGGTCAAGTGACATTCCAAAGCGATGACATTTCACCAAACCGAATTACGCTTCCTGTTATTGAGAAGCAAGCAATCAAATCATCTAATGGTGATATTGAATATCGTCCTGTAGTTGAGCTGGATGTTAAGATAAATGGCGTGCCAATGTCTGGTGTTATGTTTAACCTTAATGACCGTGGTACCATGGAATATTCTGTTTTGATTGGTAAGAACATTTTAGAGCGTGGGGGATTCCTTATTGACCCTAAGATGGACGAAGATTTTGAAATCGATTTGGATACTTTCGAAATCGATTGGGCTATGTTAGCAGAAGAATTCGCCGAAGAAGAAGTAGAAGATGTTAGTAATGTTACAGAAACTGACGTTATAGAATATATTAAAAATAATACATAAAGGTTACAAATATGGCAACACCAAGAACACCATTTGTAGTGGTGCAGAATTTCATCTCGCCTAAACAATGCGAAATCATCGTTGACGATTTAGGTTACTACGAACCAGACACAAACCCCAAAGGTGAACCAATAAAGATGATGCGTAGTCATGAGGATTCCGAAGAACTTGTTTACAATAAATTTCTTACGTTGCTACCAACGCTTGAACAGTACTATGGGTTTAAGCACCGTGGTACCGAGCATGTATCGTTTGAATACTTAGCTGCTGGCGTTGAACCTGAAGCAGCATGCGATAATGCTAAATGGGTTAACAAGACATGGGTTAAAACAAAAGACAGAGATTTTAGTGCTGTATTGTTCATGAGTGACTATCAAGAAAAATTACCATTCGACAACGACTACGAAGTTTACGGAGGTAAGTTTGAATTCCTACAACATAAGTTTGGCTTCACGCCAGAACGTGGTACACTCATAATATATCCAAGTGGTCCACACTTTATTAATGCTTTTGCTGATATATTGGCTGGTGACTTATACCTTGCACGATTCTTTATCGCAGCCCAAGAGCCATTCTTATATCAACCAGCCGAATTCCCCGGCAACTATCTATCATGGTTTGGTAATTTAGGTGGTGCGGATAGTTGACACTTTCCATAACGTGTGATATTATGCTCTCTTAATGGAGAAATAATATGTATTACACAAGTCACTATGTGATTGATTGGGATAAGGTTGAAACGTTAGAAGATATGAAGCTGTTAATTTCGGCAATGGAAATAACTTTTGAACCTAATAGTCCAAATCTTCCAAGCATTATGCATCTAGTGCGACACGAAGAAAAGAAAGGACACCTATTCTTCAATACAACAGATGCTAAAATAGAAACATCATAATAACAATAATAAAAAGGTAAATAAAATGATAGACGGAAACGACGAAAGCGATGTTGTTACAGTTACAGCCGAAGACAAACAAGCAGTCTTTGATTCACTTGTTGAAATCACACATCAACTAGCGAAGCAAGATGAAGCTAAAGCACAAATTAAAACTATTGCGACACGCACACAAGACAACCATGGCATCAAAGCCAAATACATCAACAAGATGGCGAAGGTAATGTATGCTAAAACGTTTCATACTGTACAGGATGAAGCGGCACACTTTGAGGGCTTATACGAACTCATTGTTGGTGAACAAGGCGACAAGTACGCCAAAGAATAAAAAAGGGGCTTTAAGCCCCTTTTTTATGGACAAGCACTTCCGTTGGTGTAGTCTAATCCATTCGGTGAACCACCCACACTAGCAAGCGAAGTTTGTTCACCAGATGTCGGAGCTGTCAATAATGTACAACCAGTAAACATAGTCGTAGCTGTTGTACCAGCAGTAGTATTCAAGCTCGTTAAACACACCAATGATGAACAACCATTAAACATACTATCAAAGTTTGTACCCAATGGCGTGTTCAATGCTGGCATTGAAGTAAGACCCGTACAGCCAGAGAACGTAAGAGGGAACAAAGTACCACTACTAACGTCAATTGTAGGCAAGGTTGTTAACGATGTACAATTCTGCCATGTTGCTTGGAAGTTGTACACATTCGATGTGTCTATTGATGGGAACGATAGAAGTCCATTACAACCAGCCCAAGCATTAACCATGTTGGTTATACCCGTAGTAACAATCTGTGGGAAGGATGTAAGTCCCGAACAACTAACCCACGGTCCATTTAATGTGTTTAAACTAGTTACAACAATTAATGGGAAGGATGTAAGTCCCGTACAACTAAACCACGCATTAGTAAGAATCGTTGCAGCAGTAAAATCTAATAATGGGAAAGCAGTTAAACTATCACAGTACTGCCATGTATTGGTAAAGTTAGTACCTAAACTCGTATCAATTAATGGGAAGGATGTAAATTTGCATGCGCGCCATGCACCAGTAAAGTTGCTAATATTTGAAGCATCAGACATAGCAAACGATGTAAGATTTGTCAAGTTATAACACATATCCGTTGCATTCGTTAATGTATCACTCTTAGTAATATCAATAGCAGTAAATGTATTTGTAGTAAATTTAATTTGCGTTAGCACTTCGCCGCTGCTAACTTTAACAGTACCAGTTGTTGAAATTGATGTTGCATTACCAGCAGGATACGGCGTATATGTTCCAGTACCCCAATCAACTGCAAATGCGTGACTTGAGTTAATAGTATTATTTGTAACAGTATCAACCGTTGTAAGCGTCGCAGCGAATAATTCAGGACATGGTGCAGGGTTAACGTAATTGTAACCATTCGGTGAACCGATTGTTGTAAGTAAAGTTTGTTCGCCAGCATCTGGGTGCAATAATGATGTTGTACCCGTGAAAGTAGCGGTGGCAGTAGTTGCCACCGTGGTGTTGAATGAATCCATACATACGAGACTTGAACAATTTGCAAAAGTGGCGTCGAAGTTTGTGCCAAGGGAAGTGTCAAGTGCATCAAATGATGTAATATTATCACAACCACTCCACGTGGATTGAAAGTTTCCACAGGTCGATACATCTAGTGGTGGAAAATCGCCAGTTAAACCAGTACAACTTAGCCATGTTCGTTGTAAATCCAACGCAGAGCCAAGTGTTATGAATGGGAAGGATGTAAGCCCCGAACAACCATTCCATGCATAATCAAGTTGCTGCGCCAATGGTAGATTTATAGCAGGGAAGGATGTAAGTCCAGTACAACGCTGCCATGTAGTTGTCATATTCGTTACTGATGAAAAATCAAGTAATGGGAAGGACGTAAGACCCGAACAATCTTCCCATGCGGCGCTCGCTTGCGTTATAGTGGTGGTGTTAATTAATGGGAATTCTGTAAGTCCTGTACAACCTTCCCATGTGCTACTTATCACTACTACCCCAGTGAAATCAATTAATGGGAAGGACGTAAGACCCGAACACCCACTCCATGCGCCACTTACTGAGGTCGCCGACGATATATCAATTAATGGGAAGGATGTTGGTGGTGAACCAGCGTATTCAGCTGGTGAACCTGTACCAAGTCCAGAACAACCAAACCATGTTTGTGTAAAATCTTTTACTAACGAAAAATCAAGTAGTGGGAAGGATGTAAGACTTGAACAACCACGCCATGCTGAAGTAACCGCGCCGGGATAGCCAGAGAAGTCTATTTCGGGGAAGGATGTAAGACTATTACAAATAAACCATGTGGCTTGCATATCGGAATAATTTGCAGCAGATGATATATCAATTAATGGGAAGGATGTAAGTCCAATACAAAAATACCACGCACTATTAAAATCAATTATATTAGATGTATCGTCAATGGCAAAGGATGTCAAGTTTTGTAAATTCCTACACATATCCCTTGCACTTGTAAGATTAGAACTTGCAGTAATATCAATATCCGTGAAGGTATCTGTAACAAATTTAATTTGTGTAAATGATGAATTTGCATAAACGGTAACAGTTCCCAACGCCACAGAGGTGGCATCACCTGCCGCGTATGCAACAGAATTACCATCACCCCAATCAACTTCAAACGCATGACTACCATTAATAGTATTAGGTAGTGCTGGTGAGCCAACTGTAGTTGTTGTAACAGTCGCAACAAATGCAGGAGGACAACCCACACCATTAACGTAATCGTAACCATTCGGTGAACCACCAATTGTAGTAAGCAATAATCTGTCAGACACGTCTGGCGCAACTAGTGCATCACAGAACTGGAAAAGAGCAGTGGTGTTTGTTGCAACGGTAGTGTCTAGTGAACCGATACATAGAAGCGACGAACAATATTGGAATGTTGAAAGAAAATTAAGATTAGAAGATGTGTCTATTGCGGGGAGGGATGTAAGTCCTGTACAACTTTTCCACGTTTCTTTTAATCCTGTAGCACCACTAAAATCAATTAGTGGGAAGGATGTAAGTCCTGTACAACCCTCCCATGTACTATCAAAATCAACTACGTTGGGGAAATTAATTAATGGGAAAGATGTAAGACTTGAACAATTATACCAAGTCCAGTTAAGTGTTGTTGCGTTGGTCATATCAATTGTTGGTACATCTGTCATACTCGAACAACCATACCAAGCGCCTGTTAATGATGTAAGAACTAAAGCAGTACCCGTAAATGTAAAGTCGGTAACTAATTCATTATTCTGAAAACAATATTGTAATGATGTTACATTAGTAGTGTCGATTGTTATAAAGGAGCCGGTTATACTTGAACAATTTCTCCATGTGTTTGATAAATCTATTGCACTGGCAGTAGAGATTGGAGGAAAGGATGTAAGTCCAGAACAAGCATTCCACGTACCACTAAAATCTTGCATCGACGAAAAGTCGAGAAGTGGGAAGGATGTAAGACTTGAACAACCATACCAAGTATCTGGACACCCAATAATCGTAGTTATATCAATTTCTGGGAATGATGTAAGTCCTGAACAACCCAACCACGTACCAATTAGTGTAGTTGAACCCGCAACGGAAATTAATGGGAAGGATGTAAGTCCTGTACAACCACTCCATGTCCGCGTGAGATTATTTGCGTTACTCGTATCAATTAATGGGAAGGATGTTGGTGGTGAACCAGCGTATTCAGCTGGTGAACCTGTACCAAGTCCAGAACAACCAACCCATGCTTCGTTAAAGTTTGTGACACCACTAAAATCAATTAATGGGAAGGATAAAAGTCCTGTGCAACCATTCCACGTGCGATTAACGTCAGGTGCGGTATTAATGTCGAGAATTAATGGAAAAGATGTAAGGCTAGAACACTGTTCCCATGTATGGTCCATGCGCAGATTTGAACTCATATCAATTAATGGGAAAGCCAAAAGACTTGAGCAGTTCGCCCATGCATATTGGAAAGCTGTGCCGCTGCTAGTATTGATGTCCGACTGGAAGGATGTGAGACTTGAACAATACCGCCATGCGTAGCTAAAATCGGTAATATGACTTGTTTCAATTATTGGAAAGGATGTAAGTCCTGTACAACTTTGCCAACAACCTTTTATTGAAAGTACTTGTGAAAGGTCAATATCAGGAAAAGATGTAAGTCCTGAACAACCATTCCATCCATACGATAAATCACTCATTATTGGTCGAGAAAAATCTAACTCCGGGAAAGATAAAAGTCCAGAACAACCATACCAAGCTCTGTGCGTACTAGTAGCAGAGGCTAACGATATGTCCGGGAAGGATGTAAGACCTGAGCAGAAGTACCATCCTTGTCTGAAGGTTGTTATATTAGATGTATTGGCGATAGCAAAAGTCGTTAAAGATGACACATTAAAACAAATGTCTTCTGCGGATGTTAAAGTACTACTTGCTGTAATATCAATATCAGTAAAGGTATCGGTTACAAATTTAACTTGAGTAACATCAGTTAACGGCGAGCCAGTAGTGCCAGCACGAACATAAACCGTACCTGTTGCTACTGAAGTCGCATCACCAGCCGGGTAAGTTATGAATGTTCCATCACCCCAATCCACTTCAAATTCCGAATTAGCATTTATCGTATTAGAGACAGCTGGTGACCCTGCCAATGTTGTGACTGTAGCCGCAAACGTTATTGGGCATATATCAGTATTAACATAATCATAACCATTTGGTGAACCTAATGTTGTAAGTAATGTTTGTTCTGCTGGTGTTGGATTAGCTAATAATGGTGTATCTAAGAATAAATTCGTTACGTTCGTTGCTTGTCTTGTATCTAAATCAGAGATACATACAAGCAAGCTGCAACCGTCAACCATCCCCTGAAAATTAGTACCCGATGATGTGTTCATTTCTGGCAACCCCGTGAGTACTCTACACCATCTGAATGTTTGAGAAAAGTTCGTACCACCAGAAAAATCCATTGGTGGTATCGCTTCTAGGTTAACACAATTTAGCCATGCATCGCTCCAGTCCGTAACATTTGATGTATTAGCAAGAAATGGGAAGGATGTAATTTGGTGACAGCTAACCCAGTTGCCGTTCAATGAAACCATAGCGGATGTAAATGTTATTACGGGGAAACTCGTAAGGGAATTATTGTTATTCCAGCAGTTGTTGATTGTTGTCGCGGCAGCAAAATCTGTTATTGGGAAAGATGTAAGACTACTACAGCCGTTCCACGTGGAGTAAAATGTTGAAACGGTGGATACATCAATTGCAGGGAAGGATGTAAGTCCTGAACAATATTGCCACGTATATTGCAGCGACGAGATAGATGATACGATAATTGCTGGGAAGGATGTAAGTGCGTAACAATTTGCCCACGTGTAATAAAGGCTGGTGGCAGAAGATGTATTAATCATTGGGAAGGATTCAAGGTTGTTGCAGTCCCGCCATGTTCCATTAAGTAAAGTGCAACCTACAGTGTTTATTGATGGGAAGGTACCAGTAATTGCCCTGCAGGCTCTCCAAGTTTCGCTTAATCCCGTAGATGAAACATTAGTTGTATCAATCGTTGGGAAGGTTCCTACCATATTTCTACAGTTATACCATGTGCGCCCGAAGTTAGTTCCAGATGATGTATTAATCGCAGGGAAAGCTTGCGGCGGTGAACCAAATCCCAACAAGGAGGAACAGTCTCGCCATGTCGAAGAAAAGTCTAGCACCGACGAAAAATCAAGTTGCGGGAAAGATGTAAGGCTATTACAAAGATACCAAGCAGTAGCTACAGTCGTAGCAGCGGAAGTATCAAATGTATCTGGGAAGGACGTAAGACCGTAACATCTACCCCACGCCCAACTAAAATTAGTACATAATGGTAAATTGGTTATGGCAGGGAAAGATGTAAGACTCCAGCAGTCTTGCCAAGCAGAGTTTACAGACGTAAGCGCAGGGAAAGATGTCCAAGCAGGGAAGGATGTAATTTGGTTACAATTAAGCCATGTGGCAAAGAATGCTGTTGCACCAGATAAATCCATATCTGGAAATGCGCCTGTAAGTCCTGAACATTGATACCATGTTGCGTCAAAATTAGTACCCGCCGACGTGTCAAGTGTTGGGAAGGTAAATGCTGGGGAGCCAGTACCAAGATTTGAACAGCTTTGCCATGCATACGAAAAATTTTCAACACTGGAAGTATCTATATCTGGGAATTCTGTAAATGTGCAATTAGTCCACGCGTGCGAAATCGTAATTGCTATTGGAATTTGAATTATCGGGAAGGACGTAAGTCCAGTACAACTGTTCCATGTATACGAAACATCCGTAGCTATTGGGAAATTGGCGGCTGGGAAGGATGTAAGACCGGAACAATTATACCACGCAAAATACATCGTTAATGCTTCCGAATAATCAAGTTCAGGCCATGCGCCCGTAATTCCTGAACAGTCGCGCCATGCGTTTCTAAAAGTAGTTACTTTGGATGTATCAATTACTGGGAAGGATGTAAGTCCTGAACAATATTGCCATGCCTCATAGCAGCTTAACACATTCGATGAATCGTCTATATTAAAAGATGTAAGATTAGTGTTACCATCACATATGCGGAAGAAGGTCGTCAATGTACTACCTTTAGTAATATCAATTGCTGTAAATGTGTCTGTTACAAATGTGACTTGTGATACGCTCGCCGCAGGCGAGCCTGCGATACCACCAAGTACGGTAATGTTACCAGATGCAGTTGCAATAGCATCGCCAGCTGGATATGTAATGTAAATACCATCGCCCCAGTCAACGACAAATTCGGAATCACAATTAATTGTATTTAAATCTACAAAATTTAATGGTGTTACTAATGCTTCAAATGTTACTGGACACGGCGAGGTGTTAATGTAATTCAATCCTATCGGTGAACCCGAATCATCTGCAATTAATATTTGTTCTGCAGGTGTTGGATTTACTAATGAAATACAATTATAAAACATACTCGTAGTGCCGTAAATGGCGTTGGTTGTGTCTATACTACCTATACATTCTAAATTTGCACAATTAAAGAA